AAAAACACCTCGTTTCGTGGGTTGGTGTCCGCGCGGGCAGACGTTGGCAACGCGCAAGCGTTGCTGGCTGGTCTGAATACGGCCTTCGAGGAATTCAAGGCCGCGCAGAACGACGCACTGAAAAAGGCCGACGTGGTTACGACCGAAAAGGTTGACCGCATCAACGCCGAAATCACCAAGGTCGGATCGGAACTTGACGCGGTAAACAAGGCCATTGCGGCTTTGAAGATCGGCGGTGGGGCTGGTGCTGACAAAGACCCCGCTGTTGGTGAACACGCGTTGGCCTTCAACCGCTTTTTCCGCAAGGGCATCGACGGCGGTCTGGCTGACCTTGAGGTCAAGGCCAAGTTGTCAACTTCGTCTGACCCGGACGGCGGATATCTGGTGCCTGAGGAAATGGAACAGACCATTGACCGGGTTCTGGGGACGGTATCAACCGTTCGTTCGCTCGCTTCGGTCATGACGATTTCGGCAGGCGATACTCACAAGTTGCTGGTCAATCAGGGCGGTGCTGGTTCCGGTTGGGTTGGTGAATCCGAGGCGCGTGGCGAAACGAACTCCCCGACGTTGAAGGAAATTTCCATCAACCTTGGTGAACTTTATGCCAATCCGGCCACCACCCAGAAGATGCTGGATGACGGTCGGATTGACGTTGCCGCATGGTTGGCTGATGAGGTTTCGACCGTGTTTGCCGAACAGGAAGGTGCGGCCTTTGTATCCGGTGATGGCGTCAACAAGCCGCGCGGCATTCTGGGCTATACCAATGTGGCCAATGCGTCTTATTCGTGGGGCAACATTGGTTACATCGCGTCCGGTGCTGCTGGGGCTTTCATCACGGCAACCGCTTCGGCCTCCCCTGCCGACGCGCTGATTGACCTCTACTATTCGTTGAAGGCCGGTTATCGCAACAGCGCATCGTGGCTTATGTCTGACGCCACCATGGGCGCGGTTCGCAAACTCAAGGACGTGGACGGTAAATTCGTCTGGTCCCCGCCCACTGCACTGGCAGAGGTGGCGACCGTGCTGCAAAAGCCGGTTTATACTGATGACAATATGTCGGCTCTTGGGGCGAATAGCTATTCGATTGCTTTTGCCGATTTCAAGCGCGCCTATCAGGTGGTGGACAAATTCGGCGTTCGGGTCTTGCGCGATCCGTTCACCAGCAAGCCGAACGTGTTGTTTTACACCACCAAGCGCGTCGGCGGCGGCATTCGCAATTTCGAGGCTATCAAGCTGATGAAGTTCGCGGCTTCCTGATCAATCTGGCGGGCGTTAATTCGCCCGTCTCACCTTCATCCTGAAAGGACGGTCCCATGAAAGACCTCTATTCTGAAATTGGTGTGGTGGCCGCTGTTGCGCCAGCCACCCTGACTGCGACCAACACCTCGGCTGCGATCGATTTGCAGGGTTTCGATAGCGCCTGCGCCATCATCCAGACCGGGGCTATTGCCGGGGCGGGGAACTTCACGCCGTCGTTTACCGAATGCGCAACGTCTGGCGGCGTTTATACCGCTGTGGCTGCCGCCGATCTGAATGGCAGCTTCACCGATCCTTTGGCCGCCAGTTCAACCTACAAGGTCGGGTATCGTGGCAATAAACGGTATATCAAGACCGTGCTTACCCTGAACAGCGGAACCTCGATTGTGGCGGGTGTCGTTGTCATCAAGGGCAACGCAGCCGCATCGCCGGTGGCGTAATGACGATCCACGCGCTTTCCCCCGTTCGCACCATCGCGCCCGCCGTGACGCCAGTCACGTTGGCCGAGGCAAAAGCGCATTTGCGCGTGGATCACACTGATGAGGACGATTTGATCACGGCATTAGTCGGGTCTGCAACAGGCCAGCTTGACGGCTGGTCTGGCATTCTTGGCCGATGCCTGATCACACAAACATGGCGGCAGGACATGCCATCGTTTTGTAGTGTCCGCCTGCCATTCCCGAATGTGCAATCCGTGACTATTGCCTATACCGATACGGATGGTGCCGCGCAGACGCTGGCGGCGAGTAGTTACCATCGGGTCAATGATGCCATTGGCGGGGCTGTGGTGTTGGCTGACGGGGCGAGTTGGCCAGACACAGACCCCACGCCAGACGCAGTGCGGATCACGTTAGTGGCGGGTTACGGCCTTGCCGCTGACGTCCCAGCGCCGATCAAGGCCGCAATTCTGCTGCATATCGGGCACCTTTATGCCAATCGTGAGGCTGTTGATGTCGGCCAATCGGTTGCCGCCATGCCGATGGCCTATGATTTTCTGATCGCGCCGTATCGTCGGGTTGGTATGTGATGGCTAAGGCGGGAAACCTGCGCGACCGGGTGACATTCCAGCGACTGGTTCCTGGTGTAGACATTTACGGCAACCCGGTTGACGCGTGGGCCGATTATCTGACGATCTGGGCTGACATTCTGGAAACGCCGGGTCGCGAGGCTGTTGCTGCGGGGCGGGTGGAAGCGTCGCGGACGGCGACAATGAGAGTCCGGCGTAGCATCGATACATTGGCGCTGACTGAGGCTGATCGGGTTACTGCGCGGGACCGATCGTGGAATATTCGTAGCATCGGCGCGGTCGGACGTGACGGGTCGATGTTGGAAATAGTAATTGAGGCCGGGGTGGCCACATGACCGTCGAAGGCGCTGACCGGGTGATGCGGAAGCTGCATAAGCTGGATGCCCGGATCATGAAACATGTCGCAGCGGCAAACCACAAATCTGGTGCTGAACTGATCCGCATTGCCAAGGTGCTTATTCCGGCTGGCGGCGACGTGCAGGGGGATGGGGCCGAGCGGGATAAGATCGTCGGCACGGCGAATGCCGATGGAAGTTATCTGTGTGATTTTGGGCCTAAGTCGAAGGTGATCGAAGGCGAGAACGCCCCGCGACCTTTCGTCAATCCGGCACTGTCAGTGACACGCAAGAAGCATAAGGCGCGAGCCAAGCGGGCGATGAGCAAGGGTGTGAAGGAGGCTTTTGGTGGCTGATGGTCCCGCTCTTGCTTTACAGGCCGCATTGGTCGCCACGCTCAAGGCAGACGCCGGTGTGACGGCCATTGTGGCTGGGAGGGTTTATGATGAGCCGCCGCAGAACGTGGTGTTCCCCTACATTCGCATCGGGGTGCTGGTTCTGGAGCCTTTCAGGACTGACGCTAAAGTTGCATGGACTGTGACGTTCGGGATTGAGGCACATTCCCGCCCGGTTTCTGGGCGGGTTGTTGCTACGCGAGCCGCTCAAGCTGTTATCGCGGCGTTGGACGAACAACCGTTTTCCGTGCCGGGGTTTTATCTGGCGTGGAATCAGTTCATCACTTCGACCACCAGTCGCGCGGGCGACGGGGAGTCATACATTGCCACCGCAGCCTTCGAGGCCGTGCTGGACGCCTGACCGCCCTTAGGCAAGGTAAAACAAGGATAGGAGCCTAACCATGGCAAAGCAAACTGGCCGCGAGATGCTGGTCAAGATCAGGACGGCTATTGGGCCTGACGTCTATTCGACGTTGTGCGGTCTGACCGCAAAAACGATCACCATCAACAGCGATGAAGTCGACGTTACGACTGCCGATTGCGCCGCGCCAGGCGGTGCGCTGTGGACGGAAGTTCTTAGCGGCGTCAAACGGGTTTCCGTTTCCGGCAACGGCTTTTTCGAGAACAGCGCTGCTGAGGGGGCACTGAATACCCTTGCCATGGCGGTCGATGCCAGCGGAGTCTTTCAGTTGATCATGCCTGCATTCGGCACCTTTGCCGGGACGTTCCATCTGTCGAGTGTCGAATACGGCGGCGATCAAAGCGGCGGCGTGACTTATAGTATGTCACTGGCGTCGAGTGGGGCCGTAACGTTTGTGGCGGCGTGATGATCGCGAAACCTGGGGTTTATCGCGAGGCCATAGGCGGGGATGACCGTGATCTGCTACTTCGAAACGGCGAGATTGAGCGGTTCGAAATCCAGTATTCCCCGTTTGGCATTTATGAGTTGTGGGATCAATTGTTCGGACGTGGCTCCCCGCCGCAGGTGCGCCACGTCCGCGATCTTGTCGCTCTCGGGCTGATTGGGGGGGGGATGTCGGATCGGGCTGCTGATGATCTGATTACATCTCTTGGGCCAGATCAGAATATGGCGTTGCGCGCGACGGCGCAGCGGCTGCTTGGGGTAACATTTATTCCGGCTATGCTTAAAAAAAAAGAGGTTGGATCGCGCAAGAAAAAACGCCCGGCCCAAAGCAATACGATACCCCCGGAAAAATCAGAAACATCTGTGGAGTGATGCACATATTGCCAGCCGACGTGAGGGGCATGTCACCGGGGGAAACCGCTTTACTGATCGAAGGCTGGAACGAAGCTAATTCTGGTGATATGCCAGAGGCCATGAGCGTGGAACGGTTTGAAGAATTGAAAAGGCAGTATCCAGATGAGTGAGGAAACCGAGCGCATCACGATCCTGTTGCAGGCAAAGGATAAAGACTTTGCCCGCGCCATGGATCGCAATAACAAGTTGATCGCTCGGCTTACGAGGGACGCGGGCAAAAACACGTCGGCAATGTCTCGTAGTGTCAGCAGCAATATGTCGTCAGCCGGGGCCAGTGTTTTGGCATTCGGGAAAACCTTTGCGATGGGGCTTGTCGGGGGGGTTGTCGGGGCGGCGTTTGTCGGGATCACCAGTAACCTTCGTGGGCTGATTGGTGACATTGCCGATTTGAACGACGCCGCAGACCGCATGGGGCTTGGGGTCGAGGAGTTGCAGGGGCTTCAAGCCGGGTTCAAGCTGGCGGGGGTCGATGTCGAGAACACGACGAAAGCGTTGGAGATTTTCGGGCAGCGGATTGGGGAAGCTGCAACCGGCTCTGGCGAGTTGTTCCAGGTTTTGAAGCGTAACAATATCGCAATCCGTGATCAGTCAGGGAATGTCAGGCCGATAATCGACTTGCTGAAAGACTTTGCCGGGGCGTTGGACGGTGCCGGGTCGCAGTCTGAGCGGCTATCAATGGCTGCGGATGCGTTTGGAAAGTCCGGGCGCAGTATGGTGCTTGGGCTTGAGGGTGGCCGTGGGGCGGTCGATGGGTTGATCGGCGCAGCGCGGGACGCCGGGCTTGTGATTGATGAGGAATTGGTCAAGAAAGCTGCCATTCTTGATGACCGTTTCGATGTCCTGACAATGAAGCTCGGCACGATGTTCAAGACTGTCGCAGTCGAAGGCGCAGACTTCTTCTTTG